GACAGCCCACATCTTCTCGCTGACATCCTCTTCCATGTTGTCCCAGTTCTCCTGACGGAGGATGCGGACACGCGGTGAGTCGATGAGTTGCGTCACACTGCGATTGGATTCACCTTTGCTGTACTCGCTTCGGGTCAATGCTTTAACAACGGTGTCGGGAAGCCCGAACTTGTTGGTAAGTTTCATGTTGTCTCCTGTGTTATACCCGCCAGATGCGGATGCCTTTCTTCTCTGCTGCGCTACTAAATCTGAAGCCTTTGTTCTTTGAGTGGAGTCTTGAAAGCCTGACGCGCACCGAATGCAGAACACGATCGATCTCATCAGGATTGCACTCGACTAGGATGCTGTCGCCTACCCCAAGATCAAAGAGTGGAAGTGGCCCAATCCTCACGCGCCCTGCTAGGCGTTTGGGAAGAGGAACATTGCTGTCTATCTTCATGTGGTCTCCTCGTTATAAACTGTTGTCATTGTAACATTGTGGTGTTTTATATGAAAGTACAATTGGTAGTGTATGGTGAGCCAGCAAGCAAGGCGAATAGTCGTATGCTTGTGCATTTAAACGGACGACCTGCGTTCATCAAGTCAGCGAAGGCTCGTGGTTACGAGCGCGACTTTAAGTTGCAGTGCAAGAAGATTGATCCGTTGATGTCCGGGGATGTCCGGGTAGATATCACCATCTACTACGCGACTCGTAGACCTGACTTGGATGAGTCTGTAATCCTTGATTGCATGCAAGGATTCATCTACGAGAACGATCGACAGGTGAAAGAGAAGCACATCTTTCATCGCCTTGATAAGGCGAATCCCAGAGCGGAAATAATTGTCACGACTCTGGAATAAGAAAGCCCCAGAAGATTTCTCCTCTGGGGCTTGACCGTCCGGGTGAACAAACGGTAGTCTTGAGTTGCGAAGTCGAGACGGGCGTGAATCTACACGCTTCACGGGTGGAAATCAAATCCGTCTTGTATACGCCGGTCAGGCGAGCCGTAAGTGAGTGGAGGGGGATCATCCTTCCCGCCCCAAAGTGCCATGTGAAATCCATGCTCTGTCTACCCCTGACAACATGGTGGGTGGCTTTACAGCCAAACCGGACTGGACTTGTGTGAGTAGGGCATGGGATAGATATCTCCCCTGAAAGCAGTTCCAGTATCGGGCTGAGATGCCCGGTGAACTGAGTACGGTTGGCCCCAGCCACCCGGAAAAGGGGGAGGTATTCGCTACAAGAACACAGGAGAGTTCATGTCACTGGAAGAAGTACTGAGTTCGCAGACAAAGACAACACGCATCCGTTGTCCAGTCTGTTCAGACTCACGCAGGAAAACCCATGAGAAAACGATGGGGGTCACGGTGGAAGAAGACCGAGTGGTCTATCAATGCTTTCATTGTGCAACCTCCGGAGCAATGAGGAAGAAGACATTCATGCAACAAGTCCACATCACCAAGTCAACACCACCTAAGCACATCGACCCACCCACGGAGCATATCCCCCAGATCGTCACAGACTTTCTGGTTAAACGGGCAATCAATCCCGAGATAGCCAACCAGTTTCCCTTGGTTGGTTCCGAGAAGTACTTCGCAGGGATAGGTCGCTCACCCGCCATCGGGTTCGTGTATGGAGACTCTCGCCAACCTGAAGCCATCAAGTGGCGCAGCACTGGGGACAAGGAGTTCACTCAGCAAGGCTCTGCCAAATCCCTGTTTGGTTTAAACCAACTACCCAAGGACATCACGGAACTGGTCATCTGTGAAGGCGAGATGGATGTCCTAGCCCTTGCGTCAGCCGGTATCCCTGCCGTGTCAGTACCGAACGGCGCACCCGCCAAGGTCACAGATGGCAAGGTAGACCCCAAGCAGGACGGCAAGTTCAGTTACATCTGGGAGGCACGGGAACTGATCGACAAGGTCGAGCGGGTGGTGTTCTTCCCAGACCAAGACGAGCCGGGACAGGCACTGGTCGAGGAACTGGCGAGGCGTATCGGTCGAGCCAAGTGTTGGACGGTCACCCTCCCTGAGAAGGATGCCAACGAGACCCTCCAGAAACATGGCTCCCAAGCCCTCACAGAAGCCCTATTGGCGGCTAAACCCCTACCCCTTGAGGGCGTGTACCTCCCAGAGGACTTCAGCCCACAAATCCTTAGCCTCTACGAGCAGGGCGTTGTCAAAGGGGCGAGTACCGGAATGGAATCCCTTGACAAACTCTACACAATCCTGCCCGGACAGTTGTCGGTGGTGACTGGACTGCCGGGTTCCGGTAAGTCCGAATTGATTGACCAAATATGTGTCAATATTGCAATGCAAAAGGGATGGCGATTTGCTATCGCGTCTTTCGAGAACCCACCCCACATGCACATCGCCAAGTTGGCAGAGAAGGTGATCGGCAAGCCCTTCTTCGGTGACGAGCGGATGACGAGCGACGAGCGCGACTATGCGATGGCGTTCCTCAATCAGCACTTCGTGTTCCTGCAAAGCCATGACGGTGCGCCCTCTACAGTCCAGTCCATCATCGACCGAACCAAGCAAGCGGTCATGAGAATGGGTGTGCGTGGGTTGGTCATCGATCCCTACAACTATTTGGATATGCAGGGTGACAGCGAACATCAAGCCATCAGCAAGATGCTCACCGACATCGTCCTGTTCTGTAAGTCTCATGAGATTCATGCATGGTTCGTAGCCCACCCTGCCAAGCAGTTGCCTGACTCTGGCATCCCCAAGGGTCAGCACATCAGCGGGTCGGCTGCGTGGTTCGCCAAGGCAGACATGGGTGTCACGGTTCACCGGAACAAGAACGAGACCCAAGTCCATGTCTGGAAGAGCCGGTTCAAATGGGTCGGCGCGGTGGGTGATATCGAATTGAACTATGACCTGCCGACCGGCAGATACAGCGACAAGACTGGCGCACCCGATTTGTATGACTGGGGGAACCTGTGAGACCCATCATCAAACTCGATCCATGGGAGTATGAATGGGCATCCCATGTCGGTGCGCGTCGGTTCATAGAGAACTGGTCGAGGGAAAATGCCAAGCACTACGACAGTGCGAGGATGGAGGATGACCGTACCGCTCAGGTCGCCGCTTGCGTGGCGGAACTCGCAGTTGCCAAGTACGCCAATCGATACTGGTCTGGTCATGTGTGGCCGGTTAAACATCACGACACGCACAAAGGCATGGCTGATGTCGGAGATAACATCGAGGTGAAAAGGCTGCGTACCCGTGACAGCGCAGCGGTTCGACGGCATCAGGTAGGGAAGGGGCTTGTGCTGTTCGTAGCCAAGCCGGTGATGCCGGAACTAAGGGAGGTAGAAATTTACGGGTGGATTCAGTACGACAGGGCGTGGGAGTTGGGAACCCCGACAGATTACGACCCTGACAATACCCGTGAGATCGGGCCTGAGAATCTTAAACTGCTGTGAGAGAACCCCGACCCCCATGATGGGAGCCGGGGCTTCTTCAATCAGCGATTGACCTGAATCGTCAGCGGACACAGTTCAGTCACGCCCACCGTCCGCACATACTCGCTGCCAAGATAGTCGTAGTAGCACTGCTTGGTCATGCCAGTGTTGCGCTCGTACTTGAAGTACGCCGTAGCCGCATGAACAGACATGCTTGCCAGTGCCATCGCAATCAACATCACAGACTTCTTCATATCATCTCTCCTTGGTTAAACACACTTAGACAGGTAGGCATCAGCCCACTTGAACACTTCGTCTTTCGAACCCTTGAAGTAATTGAACTCCTCGCTGTTGGTGAAGGCAACCCAACGATCTTTCCAGACGCGCCCCGGCGAGGGGAATACCCATAGCACAGGGTTCCCGTCGCAATCAGTGAAGGTTTTCACCATTGTCCTCCCGCTCTGCATCTGCGATATGGGACATCATTGCGGTACAGACGGTCTTTCCAACCTCACGCAACTGCTCACGCTCATCCTCATCGTCAGTCTCATGCATCCGCAAAAGCATTGCTTCGGTGAACTGTGCAATCAGGCCGATGACCGCTGAATCCCTGACCTTCATGCGGCTGATGTTGTCAGGGATGATGATAAATCCAAGGTTGCCATCATCATCCACCTCGATTGCCTCAATGACAGTGTCAAGGTCGATGTCCTGCATACGGAACCAACGCTCGTTGTGCATCTCGCCCGTTGCAGGGTCGATAAACATTCTGTCCATGTTTAAACTCCTATCAGAAAGGGGGGTTGGTTGTTTCGATGTCGTCCCACCCATGGGGTGGAGCAATCATCATCTGTTCGATGGACTCGACACGATCGACCAACAATCGCAGGTCGTGTTGGATTTTCATCAGCGCACGGAGAATCTCCATGTCGATGTCCTGTCCCTGTAGCAACTTGATGTCTGCTTCGTTCATCGCTGTCCCTCCATTGCGGTCTTGATGAAGTCCAAAGCACTGGCGGTATGTTTCTGCGCCAACTTCGCATCGATTCTGGCGGAGTGGTACTCCGACCATGCCTTGATGACATCTTCGGTTAGTTGGCTTTGCCGTCGCTCATGCTGCTTCTTGAGCAACTCAAAATCTCTGGTCTCTTTTTCGAGTTCCGAACGGATCATCTCATACCTCGCTTTCGCATTTGCAACATCTGATTCGGTATTCATCACTTGTCCTCTGTGTGCATTGCAATCTTCACGACGGCGATTGCCATCACGATGCCGAATAAAATCACGACTGACAGCGCGTACAGGTGTTCAAGTATGGTCATGATTATCCCTCAAAATGCTGAAAGCACAGGCAGCGTATCTGCCTTACTGTTAGTCGTGAACAATGCACCTGCGTCGTTGCCCTCATCGTCCCGGCTTGGGTATACGAGGTCGCCGTTGTCAAGTTCAAAGATTACAGAGCGGCTGCTCCATCCGAGTCTGTCGGCTTCCTCTCTATCAAGATAACGCACCGCGACAATCGTGCGATTCAGCAGCACCGATGCCGCAACGCTCGACCAATGCTCTTGTGGGTTCTGAATGGTTTTCATACGGCCTCCACTTCTTCAATATCCATCGTTTCTTCTTCATATCGCTCGCTATCGTCCGGCATCACCGAAAACACTTCATGCGCCTCAACATAAGCGTCGTTTTCGTTTTCAGCCTCCACCCTGATCGTTTTATAAATCGTTGCTCTGATGGTCACATCGTAGGTTTTCATGCTGCCTCCAGAATATTAATGACTCTGTTCCTGCATCGTGCAACTGCAATTTCAGACAGAGCCTTTGACAGGTCTTGTGCGATAGCCGTTGCGTCACTAGAACCCTGCTCGTCTGGTGCGGTGATGGCAAGCACGAGGGCGAGGGTCAGCGCGTCTTCTGTGGTGTTCGGTTCTGACAATTTGAGTTTGGTGAAATCTATTTTTCTCATGTCACACCTCCTCGTCAAAACTAGCCATGTCACCATCAGCGTATGCAAGAGCCTCCGCGATATATCCCTGCGCCTCGCTGCCCTCCTCGACTAACTTGTTAGCCTCACGCAGCGCGACCGCGATACGGTTCAGCCGTTCCTGTTTGTTCATGTTTGTCTCCTGTTTAAATGCTGATGGTTTTTTGGTCGATGATGACGGTCATGCCCATGCCCTTGATATCGGCAAGGTTTTGGACATCGAATGTCTTCTGCCGCATCAAGGTTGCGAACCGCTGCGCGAGTTCGTTGACGGGATAAAACTTAATGTTCCCGTAGACATTGCGCTGCTCGACGATGATGTTCATCGTGCGTCTCCTTCGTTGAGTCGGGTGGGGTCAGCATTGACCCATTGCATCCAGTCGCTGACAACTTGACGCGCCTCTTTGCGAGTCAGGTCAAACACACTTTCGACATGCGGTGCTGCACCAAACATGTTGATGGCACCAGATGCGCGGAGTCGGTTGAGGTAGTGAAACTCAGGGCGAACTTCGGTCATGGTCGTGTCTCCTGTGTCGATGTTCAGTAGTGTAGTAGATAACAAGTGATTATGCAAGCAAAAGGGGGGGAGGGGCGGCTCATGCCGCCGCCGCCCAAAGACCCATCACGGTCTTCACTGCGCGTTCAGGGGTCGAGTACTCGCTCCCTTTAATCATTGGGATGGAGAGGTCGCAGTCCCTGCACTCGTCTACAAAGTGGCGCGATATCCCGTAAGCATCAATCTCTTGAGGGGTCATGAACTCCATGACCCGAAAGAAGAACCGGCGCAGCATGATGGGCGTGGCAAAGCACAACCCGACCCGATCCATGTCGATGGGTTCCTCCGGTCGTTTAACCGTGACAGACCAGACGAACTTGTCACCGCTCATGAAATCGTTGCCGTGCTTGATGGCAATCAACTCGACGCGCCGACCGGACAGTTGAATCCGGTCGATGAGCGAGACGATGGCGACACCACGATTCACGATTTCCTGTGCGTCCACATTGCAGTTAGCCGACATGTTCACGGCGATGCGGACGATGGGCGACGGTGACGGCGGTGCGATGTCGGACATGGCGAACATGTCCTCCGGAACACCGGCTGCATTCGCAGGGATGCAGGGGAACGCGCCGACCGGGGCGGTGTCCCACATGGGTTCCGGTTCCATCGTCACTTTGACCGCCGCAGACTCGATTGCAGCGCGTCCGGCAGGGTGACCCTTGACGGCGTATTCCAGTGCATCTTCCCATGTATCGCAGCCAGACCAGTCGGCTCTGCCAATCGCTTGCGAACCTTGCGAAGTGTCTCCCCAGTTGGTTTTGCGGGTGCGGAGGTCATGCACGAATTCGTCCCATGATTCTGCGTTGTAGCGGTAGGTGGTCATGCTGCTTTCCTCTTGGGCATGTTGGATCGAATCTTGTCGATGTCGAGCGCGGACAGGTTGCGCGTCAGTACGAGTTCCTCCACACGGTTCCAGTCGAGACCGGCACTCAGCAACTTGCCACCCTTGATGGATGCGCGTGGGCTGACCACATGGCGCAACTTCAACTCGCGCACTGCCTTGCGGAACGCTTGGACATGGCGCGTCCATGCGTCATTGGGCGAGATGGCGAGTTCCAAACGCTCGTCGTAGTCCATCGACACGAACGAGAACCGGTCGAGGGTCGCGGCATCGAGTTGCGACCGCCCGACATACTGCGCGTCAGCACCGGCACCGAAAGTATTCGCGGCGGCGATGATGACGAAGTCCGCGTGGCGTTTAACCGTGCCGACGGGAAAGGCGGCGAGGTCGTTGGCAGCGATGGCGTTGAACGCCAACAGTGCCTGAGCGGACGATGCGTCAATCTCATCGAACAGAAACACACCACCGCCGACATAGGCGCGGTACAGGTCGGTCTCCATGTACTTGCCTTCGGCGTTGATGAAGCCCTGCAACTGGTACGCCATGCCCACGGCACCCGTGCTGTAGAAGGGCAGTTCCAGTGCCTCAGCAGCCTGAGCCGCGATGGTCGTTTTACCGGAACCCGCCGGTCCGACGAGGTACACATTCTCGCGCACCGACAAGGCAGCGAGGACATCCGCGAACACTGCGTGACGGTGACCTGCCGGAAGGGTACGGATGGTCGCGCCCTGCTTGATTTCAATCCGCACGGGGCGGTGCTGCTCGACCGCAGCGACGGCAGCGGCTATGGCATCCTTGCGAATGCCTTCGATGGTCGCAGCGTCGAGGGACGCAGCAGCCACCGGGGCAGGGTCGAGACCGTTCCAGATGGCGACGAGGACATCGTCGGATGAATTGGGCGACTTGCCCTGACGCACGGCATGCATTTTGAGGTACGAGCGGTCGCTGTCGTTCAAGGGCAGCGTGAAGGTGCGATTCATGTTCAAGCCTCCAATTTCAGAGTTTCGTACTTTCCGCAGACAGGGCAAGCGGACAGGCCATGCAGCCGATTCGCCTGAAGGGCGGAGACACGCGCCGTCCACCCGCAGTCAGAGCATTGCAACTTCAGCAGTCGCGTCCCCTGCTTCTTGCGCGAATTCGGATCGATTTTCGCGTGGGGATACGCGCCCAGAATCTGCGCGATGTCGCCCAGTTCATTGGACAGCCATGCTCCGGCAGTGGTCGATGTCAATGCGCCGACTAGGTCGATGCCACGGGCGACCCGTGCGAACTCGCCACGATGACCGCATTGGATGCCAGACCAGACATGCGCCAACTCATGCGCGAGAACGGCGAGGACATCCAAGGGACGGTCGAGTACGGGGTTGATGAACACTTCGAAAGTTCCATCAGCAGAAATGGACGGGTCGAACGCCTGTCCCAGTGCCACCTTGCCGCTGCGCGACCCACGGTAGCCGATGGGAAACCCACAGGCGACACGGTATCGACGCTGCTCCCACTGCGCGGGTTCGATACCGGCACGGGTGAACACTTGGTGCTGAAGGGCGACGGCAGCAGCCGCCAACCACGGTTCGCGTTCTGTGAAGTTCGTCATGTTCAACCCTCCCTCAAGAAATATTCACGACCGCTGTCATCCTTGACCAATTCGTCCAATTCGTCTGGGTGCATCCCGTCGGTGTCGTAGTCCCAGATTTCGACATCGATGCCATCCGGGCATTCGGTAATCTCTGGGATGCCACGATGAATCGTGATGACAACCCTGCGGGACTCATCGAGTGCCGCTACCAGTTGCTCCAGAGCCTCGATGCGCTCCAGAGCGTCAGCATCCGGATTAGCCGCCAGTGCTTCGACCTGCTGTCGCAGTGCGTTGATGTCATTCATGCTCGTTCTCCGTGTTGCAGCCGCATCCATGGGGTGCGGTGTTGGTTGGTCTCGTCAGGCGCAGCGTCACTGCGCGACATGGACGGGGTGAGCCGCCCATGTTTCGACCTGTCAGCGCGGCAGAGCGTCCACCTTGGTGAACGAGGTAACCTCGTACCACCCCTCCACGCCTTCGGCCTCATGCCCGACGATGTCCTCGTCGTGGTCGAAGACATCCCAGACATCCCGGTCGTGCCAATGCTCGACCAGAGCGTCCCAATGCTCGTCAATTTCCTCGTCGGACAGGTCAGGAAGGATGACCCCAGTCCCCGTGTCGAAGGTCTCACCGGACTCGTTGATGACACCGGAGGTGACAATGTGCTGACACTCGCGAAGCAACTTTTTAAAGGTACGCATGACTCTCTCCATGGTTGGTTGGTCTCATCAGTGGCAGCGTGACTGCCAGACCGGCTCCCGCCGGTTTCGACCTATCAGCCAAACTCACTCTAGGGACAGGTCGCCACGACCCGCCCCGCCCGGAATCAGCAAGCCGCCGCCGTTTCCCCAAGCGTCGTATCCATCGACCTTGGTGAAGCACAGGCCGCTGCTCGTCGAGATGACCTCGCCGACGATGCCGGTCACGACCCCTGCGTCTCTGATTCGAGCGTGGGGAGTGAAGGTCGAATTGCCGTTGAAGAACACGGCGACCTTGTCGTTGATGTTGAAGATGTTGGTGTTCATGCTCGTTCTCCGTGCGCCAGAACCAGTGAAAGAATGCCGAAAAACAGGCCGCCGATTAGTCCGGCGTATGACGCAAAATCGACCGATATCGCCGCGTGTGCGGTCGGGATAGCAGGGGCGATAAGACCTATCAGAAGGAACGCGATTGCGTGAATCGCGACGAAATTAGACGGCTTCATGTGAACCTCGTTGCTGTTGGTGACTCAATGCAGCGTCCTCGTCGAGGGCGCTCTACTCAGTCAATCAGCCTCAGTGGTGTGTATCGCTGTACGGGTTTCCCGTGCGGCTGCATCTCAGCAGCGGGTGGTGGTGGTGGTCACCTGAGACAATCATGTCGGCACCCTTCGCGTCCCTTTCCGTCCGGGGAGACTTGCGTCTCTCATGCGGTGTCGGTGGTTCGCTTCGTCCTGACTGCGTTGCCGCTGCCAGTGATGCGAACTGTAAACTACACCAATACACCTGTCAACAATTATTTCCGTTTACACGACCACAAATGCACTAAGTCATTGATTCCTGGTCGAATTTAGTTTGCGTTTAACTGGCACGGAGGGTAGGTTTCGGGGTCAGAATGGCACCGCAAAACACGACAACACCACGAATCACGAGTCAAAGAATTACTAATCACTGCAAAACAAGGGCAAAACTACACAATGTCAGGCGTGAAAGACGAGGATGGTTTAACCGCAAAACAAGCGAAATTCGCGGCAAATCTAGCGGAAGGCATGTCGCAAGCGGAGGCGTACCGGAATGCATACGACGCGCAGAACATGGCAGCGGAGACGATCCATGCACACGCCAGTAGGTTGGCGAAGCGCGATAAGGTCGCGGCAAGGGTCGATGCGCTGATAGCGGAGCGGATGCGGCTGATAGAGACTCGCGGCGTTTCAGACAGGGCGAAAGTGGTGGGCCTGCTGCGCCAGTTCGCTGAGGACGATGCGCGTCCTGACCATGTACGACTACGCGCTGTCGAGTTGTGGGGAAAAACTTGCGGTGCGTTCATCGAGGTCATCGAGGACAGGCGCGACCGTCCTGCTGCTGCTGTCGCTGTGGAACTTGAGCGACGACTGGGTGCGTTGCTGTCAGCCGCTGCGCCTCAGGTCACCGTCTACGACATGCTGCCGGAGCGTGTAAACGGTGCGGATGATGACGATGGTTCCGGTGAGGCAGGTTCCGGTGACAGCGACGATGCGGGTTCCGGGGATAAGGAAGCGCGTGACGCGCACGGTCTAATCGCACACGCGCCCGTGGGGGGTTAAACGCAGGCGCATGCGCGGTCTAAACGCGCACCCGCACCCCCCTGTGTGCGCGACCGTACCCGCGTACCCTGTATATACGATTTCACTCACTGGATCCCCTACTTTTGCCACTATATGTATCATTTACGCAACAATATGTGGGTAGGGGTAGGGGTTAATGTTCCGTAAGTTCCTGTTTTGTATGGAATTTGTGGGGAAAATGCATGTAAAAAGGGGGTGTAGGGGTGTCAGGTGAAAATTTTTTGCAAAAAATTTAGCATTTCTGGTCTATTTCCTATTGATTTTCCCTAATTATTGTGATACAATCGGAATTGTTATAAAGGATTGCGAGTCGAGGGACTGACTAAAGGTGAACACGAGCAATCCATACATCGGAGTGATGCGTTAAAGGGGATATTGTAAGGGAATATTGTAGTGTCAATCGCTACACCCCCCTTTTGGGGGGGGGTTCGCGAAGAGGTGATAGGGGAGACGACGCGAAGACGAAGTTGTGATGAAACGGGGGCTATTGTCCCTGCATTTTGAGGTACATTTGATGCATATCACTCAGGAAAACCTTCCTAGAATCATGGGTTTAGTCAAAACCCTACCTGAGGATCAGCAGAGAGAGTTCTTTGGGCTTCTTGAGGAGTATGAGAAGGCCAAGACGAAGGAGTTGTCTCAAGAGAGTTTCATTTCTTTCGTTCATAGGGTGTGGCCCGGATTCATTTCGGGTCGGCATCACAAGATCATGGGTCAGAAGTTTGAGGAAATCGCTTCTGGCAAACTCAAGAGGCTGATCATTTGTATGCCACCCCGGCATACCAAGTCTGAGTTTGGGTCTTTCCTGTTCCCGGCATGGTTTCTGGGCAAGTTCCCCCAGAAGAAGGTGATTCAGTCCTCTCACACTGCGGAACTGGCGGTTGGGTTTGGTCGTAAGGTCCGTAACTTGGTGGATTCGGAGGACTACCGGGCTGTATTCCCTGATACCTCCCTTCGGGCGGACTCCAAGGCGGCAGGTAGGTGGAGTACCTCCAAGGGTGGTGACTATTTCGCCATCGGTATCGGCGGTGCTGTTACCGGTAAGGGCGCTGATCTTCTGATCATCGATGACCCCCATGATGAACAGGAGGGTCAGTCTTCGGATCCTGCCGTGTTTGACCATGCGTATGAGTGGTACACCTCCGGACCCCGCCAGCGTCTTCAACCGGGTGGGGCTATTGTGGTGATCTGTACCCGTTGGTCGAAGCGGGATCTGGTGGGACAGGTTCTCAAAGCATCCGCCCAGAGAGGGGGGGATGAATGGGAGGTCATCGAGTTCCCGGCAATCCTCCCTTCTGGCAAACCCCTGTGGCCTGAGTTCTGGCCCTTAGAGGAACTGGAGGCTATCCGGGAGGAAATCCCTACCCATAAATGGCAGGCCCAGTACCAGCAGAATCCTACCTCCGAAGAGGGCGCACTGATTAAACGGGACTGGTGGAAGGTCTGGGAGCAAGACAGACCCCCACAGTGTCAGTTTTTGATCCAGTCATGGGATACCGCGTTCCTGAAGAAGGAGCGATCGGACTACTCAGCCTGTACCACTTGGGGTGTTTTCTACCACCCGGATGGGTCGGGGGCGATGCAGTCGAACATCATCCTCATGGATGCCCATAAGGAGAAGATGGAGTTCCCCACCCTCAAGAAACGGGCATGGGAGTTGTACAACTACTGGAAGCCAGATGCCCTGATTGTGGAAGCCAAGGCGGCAGGTACCCCCCTGATATTCGAACTGAGGGCCATGGGTATCCCCGTATCGGAATACACCCCGTCACGCGGTAATGATAAAGTTGCCCGTGTAAACGCCATTGCGGATCTGTTCTCCAGTGGCAGGATATGGCGACCCAACACCCGCTTTGCAGAAGAAGTGGTTGAGGAATTTGCGTCTTTTCCTGCCGGAGAGCATGATGACTATGTGGACTCAGGGACGCAGGCTCTCCTACGCTACCGCAAGGGAGGGTTCATCTCCCTCCAGTCTGATTACAAGGATCAGCCAGTCTACAAACGAAAGGCTTCTTACTACTAAGGATTTAAACGATGAAGAACAAAACTGCTAAGAGCGAGAAGATGGAGGCTCCGAAGAGCCGCAAGCAGCCGAAGGATGTCCTGAAGGGCAAGATGAGTGGCCTCGGCAAGCCGGTGATGGTCGGTGGTGCCATGCGTCCGAAGAAGATGTACGGCGGCAAGATGACCATGGGTACCTCTGGTACCGCTCGTGGTATGGGTGCTGCCGTGAAGGGCGGCAAGTTCCGCGACCTGTAAGGAGAGAGAGATGGCGGTTGATCGCGCTTTGATGCCCTTCCCCACGGGAGGGATGTCCATGGAAGTGGCGGTCGGTTCGCCGTCTGAGTCCATCGTTGTGGAGTTGCCGGACGGTGGGGTGGAGATCAGTCTTTCCCCGGAACCTGCTCCTGAGCCGGGTCACAACGAGAACCTTGCTGAGTTCATCCCCGATCAGGTGTTGAACAACATCGGGAACGATCTTGCGACCTTGTATGAAGCAGACAAGGATTCCCGAAAGGAATGGGAAACGACCTACATCAAGGGTCTTGATCTCCTAGGTCTGAAGATTGAGGATCGAACAGAGCCATGGCAGGGAGCCTGTGGTGTGTTTCACCCCATGCTCTCTGAGGCGATCGTCCGGTTCCAAGCCCAGACCATCCAAGAGATCTTCCCTGCCAAGGGTCCAGTACAGACCAAGATCCTTGGTGAATCCACCAAAGAGCGCATCGATCAGGCTCAAAGGGTTCAGGAATACCTGAACTATCTCCTGACGGAAAAGATGAGCGAATATCGCTCAGAGACGGAGAAGATGCTCTTCTCGTTGGCGCTCTCTGGTGCAGCGTTCCGCAAGGTTTACTTCGATCCTTCACTCGGTAGACCCGCTTCGAACTTCGTTCCAGCAGAGGATTTCGTGGTTTCTTACGGAGCCAGCGATCTCACCAACTGTGAACGCGCCACCCATTTGATGAAGAAGACCTACAACGAGATCAGGAAGTTGCAGGTCTCCGGGTTCTATTCTGATATCTCTCTCCCTCCTCCAGTGCCTGACACGAGTCAGATCCAGAAGTCCTACGACAAACTGAACGGTGAGTCGAAGGGCATGGAACTCGATTCGCGTTACACCCTTCTGGAGATGGTGGTCGATTACGACCTGCCCGGATTCGAAGACACTGATGAAAACGGTGAACCCACCGGAATCGCGCTTCCCTATGTCATCACGGTAGACAAGTCTTCCCGCCAGATCCTTGCCATCCGCAGAAACTGGTACGAAGACGACCCGCTCAAGAAGCGCCGCCAGCACTTCGTTCAGTACACCTACATCCCCGGACTTGGCTTCTATGGGTTCGGGCTTGTCCATTTGGTGGGCGGACTCGCCAAGTCTTCGACATCCATCCTCCGTCAGTTGGTGGATGCCGGAACCCTGTCCAACCTTCCGGGTGGACTCAAGACCCGTGGGCTGAGGATCAAAGGAGACGATACGCCCATCATGCCGGGAGAGTTCCGGGATGTGGATATTCCGTCCGGAACCCTGAGGGAGAACATCACCTTCCTCCCCTACAAGGAACCCTCGGGTACCTTGTATCAGTTGCTTGGAAACATCGTGGACGAAGGCCGCAGGTTCGCCTCTCAGGCGGACATGAAGGTCGCGGACATGAACGGCGAGGCTCCTGTCGGAACCACCTTGGCAATCATCGAAAGGTCGATGAAGGTCATGTCTGCCGTTCAGGCCCGTTTACACGCCTCGATGAAGAAGGAACTGAAACTTCTTTCTCAGTTGGTCTATGACTACGGCCCCAGCGAATACCCCTACGATATTCCGGGTAAGGAACTGACCAAGGAAGATTTCGACGATCGTATCGATATCATCCCTGTTTCAGATCCCAACGCCGGAACCATGGCGCAGCGGATCATGAAGTATCAGGCCGCGCTCCAGTTGGCGGCTCAGGCACCCCAGTTGTATGACCTGCCCCTTCTGCACCGTCAGATGATCGAGGCTCTTGGGATAGCGGATTCTCAGGAAGTTCTCCCGGACAAGGCCAATATCCCCATCACAGACCCTGTGACGGAGAACATGAACGCCTTGCAGATGAAGCCCATCAAGGCTTTCATCTATCAGGACCACGAGGCCCATATACAAGTACACATGTCCTTTATGCAGGATCCCCGTCTACAGGGGATGCTCCAGCAAAACCCACAGGCGGCTCAGGCTTTGCAAGCCAACATCGCAGCCCATGTGGCGGAACACTTGGGTTTTGCCTACCGTCAGCAGATCGAAAAGGAACTTGGGGTCAAACTGCCTCCTCCGGGGGAACCTCTCCCAGAGGATATCGAGTACCGCATCTCGGGTCTTGTGGCCCCGGCAGCGGCTCAAGTATTGGGCAAAGCCCAGCAAGAAGCCCAGATGCAGCAGCAACAGCAGCAGCAACAGGATCCTATCCTCCAGATGGAGATGCAGAAACTCCAACTCCAAGCGCAGGAGATCCAGCAGAAGGCTCAGTCCGACATGGCGAAAATCCAAGCGGATATGCAGAAGGCCCAGATGCGGATGGAGACCGAACAGAACCGTATCAAGACCCAAGAGCGTATCGAAGGGGCGCGTCTTGGCGTACAGATCGCCACAACCAATACCCAGAACGAACTCCAGAGCAAGGAAATTGCCTCAAAGGACAAGGTCGAGGGTGCCAAGTTGGGGGTCGAAATCGCCAGAAACATGCTTGCCGCCCAGCAGCGTGAGCAGGAAATGAGGAATTCAGATGCAAACCGCAAGTAATAACCTCGCGGAATTCCTGAGAAAATCCCTCAGGCAGCAGATGAATGAACTCGCTGATCACATCGCCGGGGGAGGCTGTGCCGACTTCCCGGAATACAAGAGATGCTGCGGGGTAATCGAGGGTCTCGCCCGTGCAGAGCGAGAACTACTTGACCTCACGAATCAAATTGACGATGATTAAACAAGTAATCAACTTCGCTGTGTAAACAGTGCAACCACCCCACATGGGGCGCAAACGCCGGAAGGTGCTTTAAACATGCCTAAGAACGACGATAAAGTCGCAAGTCAGTTACCCAAACCCAGTGGGTACAAAATCCTCATTGCCCTGCCCAACCCGGAAGAGAAGACAGAAGGTGGAATTCTCAAGGCTTCTCAGACACTTGAGTCTGAAGAGATTGGGAGCATCGTTGGTTTCGTCATCTCGATGGGACCGGATGCTTACAAGTCCACTGATCGTTTCCCTTCTGGCCCCTACTGTAAGGAAGGGGACTGGATCATGATGCGTTCCTATTCGGGAACCCGCTTCAAGGTCCATGGGAAAGAGTTCCGACTGATCAACGACGATAGCGTTGAAGCCATCGTTGAAGATCCGCGTGGGGTAGCCAAGGTATGAGCGCAGAAACATCGCAGATGTCCCGAGAGGACAAGTTCTTCGGGGTGGAAACTCCGTTGCAGATGCCCGTCAAGGAAGAGGCTAAATCTTCCCCGGAACCTGAAATCGAACTCGACATCGTTGACGACATCCCCAAGCAGCCGGTTAAACAGGCTGAGAAGGAAGACGACGAAGAGTTGTCGGATTACAGCGACAAGGTCCGCAAGCGGATCAATAAACTCAAGTACGAGCAGCACGAAGCGCACCGTCAGCGGGAAGCCGCAGAGCGGATGCGTGAAGAGGCTGTCAAGTTCGCGCAGCAGTTGGCTGCTAAGAACCAGCAGTATGAGTCGCTGATTCAGCGCGGCGAAGGTGCCTTGGTCTCACAGATTAAGGCTCGTGCATCGTTGGCTCTTGATCAGGCCAAGTCCCTGTACAAGGAAGCCTACGAAGCCGGTGATTCTCAGAAGATCATCGACGCTCAGGAGAAACTTCTCAACGCGCAGACGGAAGTCCGCGAGGCAGAGAAGCATGAGCGCGTCCTTCAGAACCGTCGCCCCCAGCAGGCACAGCAGCCGGTTCAGCAGCCCGTTCAGCAGCAGGCTTACCAGCCTCCGCAGCCGAGCAGCAAAGCCATAGAGTGGACCAAGGGCAACCCGTGGTTCGGCCCCAATGGGAACCGTGCCATGACCGCTCTGGCCTATGGAGTACATGAGACGCTCGTTCGGGAACAGGGCGTACAGCCCGACACCGACGAGTACTATCAGAAGATCGATGCCGCCATGCGGCAGCGATTCCCAGACTACTTTGAGAAGGATGAAGATGTCCAAGTGACATCTGCACCGGCTCAACGCACCCCCTCCACCGTGGTAGCCCCGTCGAATCGGAACAATGGCTCAAGACCACGCAAAATACAGTTGACTGCTACACAAGTCGCCCTCGCAAAGCGAATTGGCCTTACCCCAGAGCAGTATGCCAAACAGGTCATCAAGGAGACTTCAAATGGCTGAAGAGCGCAAAATCCGTATCGACCGTGCAACCGAAGCCCGTCCTAACGACACTTGGTTGCCGCAATCCGCACTACCGGTCCCGGAACAGAAAGATGGTTGGGTGTTCCGCTGGATTCGCACCTCTTCTCTGGGGCGTTCGGATAATACGAATGTCTCGCGCCAGATGCGTGAAGGCTGGGAGCCTGTGAAGGCAGAGGATCATCCTGAGTTGAAGATCATGTCTGACCTCAACTCCCAGTTCAAAGGCAATGTCGAAGTGGGTGGCTTGCTTCTGTGCAAGGCTCCCCTTGAGAAGATGCTGCAACGCCAGAAGTACTTCCAAGAAGTTTCTGACCGACAGATCGATGGTGTGGACCGCAGTTACCTGCGGGAGAATGATCCGCGTATGCCGCTCCTTAATCCGGAGCGTTCGACGCGCACCAGTTTCGGACGAGGTTAAATCCTTATCTTTCCACTTTTCGAGGTAATTTCAAATGGCTTCAGGAACTGATGTTACTAGCCCTTATGGGTTCCTGCCGATCAACCTCATCGGCGGTCAGGTGTATGCGGGTTCCACCCGTATGTACCCGATTCAGTACGGCTATGACACGAACATCTTCTACGGAGATTTCGTCAAAGTCGTGCGAGGTTCGGCTACTCGCGTTTCGATTGGTGCTGCCACCAACTCCAACGCAGTGACCGGCATTTTCGTTGGTTGCTCCTACACCGATCCGGTGACCAAGGACAAGCGTTTCTCGCAGTACTACCCGGCTTCGACGCTGGCTGGTGATGCGCTGGCGTATGTCGTTGACGACCCGGATGCTGTGTTCAAGGCTGCGGTCTGCTCGTCCGGAACCACGATGGCTTCGGGTGCGTATGCTCTGGTCGGAACCAACCTTTCGGCTGTCGATAACACGGGTAATGTGAACACGGGCAATTCGAAGAACGCGATCCTCGCGCCTTCGGCTACGCCTGTGACCAGCATCCTTCCGCTGCGTTGCGTTGGCGTGGTCCCTGAGACTTCGCTTTCGTACACGGCGACGGGTTCGTCCTCCAGCACGACCCTTACCCTCACGGGTTCGGGCGCTCCGGCGGCTCTCCCGGTCGGCACGAGCGTGGCCTACTACGCATCGAACGGTCAGTTGATTGAGACTGGCTCGTTCCTCAGCGTGGCGGCTGCGGTCGGTGATACCTCGCTTACCCTGAACGCCGCTATCGCGGTGCCGGGTTCGGTGACGGCTATCCCTGCCGCTTCGACTGTTGTCTTCACGATCTACCGTGAGTTGTTGGTCAAACTCAATGTTCTGACCCACGGCTACTACAGTAGCGTCACTGCCTAAAGGAGTTCTGAGAAATGGCTATTTCACGCGCACAGATGCTGAAGGAACTCCTGCCGGGGCTTAACGCCCTGTTCGGCTTGGAGTACCAGAAGTACGAAGATGAGCATACCCTCATCTATGAGACCGAAAACTCCGAGAAGGCTTTCGAAGAGGAAGTCAAGTTGTCAGGCTTCGGCACGGCCCCTGTTAAGCAGGAAGGTCAGGCCATTGCCTACGACAACGCGCAGGAGGCTTGGACGGCTCGTTACAACCACGAGACGATCGCCATGGGGTTCTCGATCACTGAGGAGGCCATGGAGGACAATCTCTATGACCAACTCTCTGCTCGTTACACCAAGGCTCTCGCCCGTGGTATGGCGAACACCAAGCAGGTCAAGGCTGCGGCTCTGCTCAACAACGGTTTCACCACCTTCCAGTCGGGAGACGGTGTGACGCTGTTCAGCACGGCTCACCCCTTGGTCAGCGGTGGCACCAATGCCAACCGTCCGACCGTGGGTGCGGACCTCAACGAGACTTCCTTGGAAGACGCAATCATCTCGATTGCGAACTATGTGGACGAGCGCGGTCTTCTGATCGCCGCCCGTCCGCGTCGTCTCGTTGTGCCGTCGAACTTGATGTTCGTTGCCGAGCGCCTGATGGAGACCACTCTCCGCACGGCGACCGCCGACAACGACATCAACGCGATCCGCAACATGGGCGCTATCCCGGAAGGCTACGCTGTCAATCATTACCTGACTGACACGAACGCCTTCTTCATCATCACGGATGTCCCGAACGGTATGAAGCACTTCGTGCGTACCCCGCTCTCGACCTCCATGGATGGTGATTTCGATACCGGGAATGTCCGGTACAAGGCCCGTGAGCGTTACTCGTTTGGTGTCAGCGATCCGCTTGGCATCTACGGTTCGCCGGGTTCGACCTGATAGGGTCGGAATGGAAGGGGGGGCGAAAGCCCCCCTTTCTTTTTGTGCATGCGTAGTGTTTAATCGCACTACCGGGATAATTTTAGCCTGCCAGACAGACCCGGCTGACGGTATGCAGACTGGCAGGCAACTCGCATACGAGGTTTAAACATGGCTAAGACTACTTTCTCTGGTCCGGTTGAGTCGGACAACGGCTTCATCGGCGATGTGTCCGCGACGGTCATCAAGGCTGCTTCCGGCACGATCACGAACCTTCTCTGCACCTCCCTGACGGTTGGCAGCACCAAGATTGGTGTGGTGGTCAACGCGGCTTCGGGCGCAGTGTCGGCCCAGCAGGGTTACATTCAGGTTCTGGTCGGAGCGACCACCGCGTATATCGCCCTGTACAAGAGCGTCACCGTTTAACCAACCGGGGCATAACCCCGCCGCACCCAACCGGATGCGGGTTTAACACGGAGGATTCTCTATGGCACAGTACGATATCTGGGCGGTTAACCCGACCAGCGATGATGACTATTTCCGCTCCTCTGCGACCATTGCTGCGTCTGGGAACATCGCCCTTCTGGCGAATGATGTAGGTCAGTACGGAACTGGCTACAAGGTTTCCATCACCTCCAATGGCGCGGATGCCAACAAGACCTTCACCGTCACAGGTGTCAAGGTTGGTGCTACGGGTTACGACGGCATCGTGACAGAGACCGTTACAGGCCCGAGCGCGACCGTGGTCTATTCGACCAACTACTACACCCGTGTCAACAGCATCAGCATCAGCGCGGCTTCGACCGGTGGCATCAAGATCGGTTACGGCGGTGACCTTGCGTTCCCCCGCACCCGTATCAAGCAGGTGATCTATGTGGCCTCGTCGGTCGAGGGTAGCATTACCTTCACCGCCAAGCCCAACAACACCACGCTGCTGAAGTTGTTCACCCCAGCCGACAGCACTGCAAACGATGCCATGGTTCCCCCTGAGGGTCTTCTGACCACGAAGAGCGGGAACAATGACTTCGCGGTGTTGACGCTGGATCAGGTCTCCAAGGTCACAGTTCTCTGCGGGTGAGTCATGGCTACAGGAGACTCACGACTGAAACAGGCCGGTGTCTCTGGGTTCAACAAGCCTAAGAGAACCCCAAGTCATCCGACCAAGTCGCATGTCGTGGTCGCCAAGTCTGGCGATCAGATCAAGACCATTCGCTTTGGTCAGCAAGGCGTATCAGGCTCTCCTAGGAAATCAGGAGAGTCTGAGTCTTATCGCAAGCGCCGTGAGTCGTTCAAGTCTCGTCATGCATCCAACATCGCCAAGGGCAAGATGTCTGCGGCGTATTGGGCTGATAAGGTGAAGTGGTAATGGCTAAGGCAAAGAGCAAAGTCAACGCGGCTGGGAACTACACCAAGCCTGAGATGCGTAAGCGACTGTTCAACCAGATCAAGGGTTCCGCAGTCCAAGGCACAGCATCAGGTCAGTGGAGCGCAAGGAAAAGTCAGTTATTGGCTAAGAAATATAAGGCTGCTGGTGGTGGATACAGAGACTAAAGTATGCACCATGTGTGGGGAACAGAAGCCCCTCACATCGTTTCGCAGTAGGGGCGGGACGATGCAGCATTTGTTGAAAAGCAGGTGCAATGGTTGCCTGTATGCAGAGCATAGGCGGTGGGCTTTAGATAACCCTGAGCGTATTAGGGAGTACCGAAATAAAGACAGTTGGACTTTGGCTAAGAGATGCGCCCGTAGGGGCATCACTCCGGAACAACTAATTAGTACATACGAGCGGCAAGAAGAGTGCTGTGCGATATGCAAAGTTGAAATTGAGTTGGTT